TGCTGCTCTTCACCCTCACCGGCCTGCCCTTCATCACCTCGCAGGAGATCGGGCGCAACGCGGCCTACCTCCAGGACAAGAAGATGCTCAAGTATTTTGGCATGAGCGAGGAGCAGGCGGACCGCGTCTCGACCGCGCTGACCAAGAAGGAGCGCGTGGCCGCGTTCAAGGAAGCCGAGGCCGCCCGCGACCCCGCCCTCATCGAGGCCGGACGCCGCCAGCTTTTCGTGGACACCATGGCCCAGCTACAGGAACCCGCCGATCCTTTCCAGCCGAGCATTCGCCGGGACGGGGACCGCTTCACCGTTCTCGACGCCGAGGGCAATACCATCGCGGACCGCGTGGACGTGGATACCGCCTTCTATGAATTTGAGCGCATCGCCGGCAGCAGCGAGACACTTTTTGCCAGCGTCCAAGGGGAACTGATCAACGCCCTCCTCGAGGCCGGCCAAGCGACCAACCCGGAAGGATTTAGCGAGCAGATCGACGTGGCCACCCAAGAGGTCATCAACCGCTACAACAACATGACGCCCGAGCAGCTGCAAAGGCGCATCGCCCAGTGGGAGCGCGAGACAGGCCAGACGTGGCAGCCGGGGGCCGCGGTCAACATCACCGCGGTCAACAGCCTTGAGCAGGTCAAGGAAGGTCTTTTCCAAAGCATCACCCGCGTGGTCAAGGCGAAGTCCCCCGAGGAAATCCGCGCCGTCCTCGAAGACCGCGCCGAGGGCCAATACAAGATGGCCCTGCAATCCGGCCAATTTGCCGAGAGCGACATGGTGGGGTGGATTCGGGAATACGAAGCCGGCACCGGCGACAGCCTGCTCGAGGAAGACTTCACGTCACGTGACGTAGTCGAGGCCGTCAGCACCATGTCGGTGGCCTACTACAGTGGCAACCTGGACAACTCCCGCGTCTCGTCCCGGCTCCGCGCCTTCTTCGAGGCACTGAAAGAATACTTCGCCGCCATCTTCGCCCGCGGCATCCGCATCAAAGAAGCCATCGCCGCCGGCCAAATCGCACCGGAATTCGAGGCATTCCTCGCCCAAAGCGTGGGCCTCGACATTGACCGGCAGATCGGAGTGCAGGCGGCCCAGCAGGCCGTAGCGGACATCAACTCTGGCGCATCGGAGGCCACGGCACCCGCGGAACTCAAATTCCAAGATCCAACATATAGCGTTCGCGTAGAGCCGCCTCCGCAAAAAACGATCACGGCTTACAAGCTGTTCAAAACAAAATCGGACCAGCCGGGAAAATTGTTCCCGTTGTTTATTGGTAAAACTGTCCCCGCGGAAATTGGCGTTTGGTACAACGCGGATTCTATTCCCACCAAAAGTTTTGCAGAGCGTCCGGGTTGGCATGCCGGCGACACGCCGTCTGCGATGCATATCGGTGCCCGCATTCCTGGCTCTACTAAACCCAGCTACCGGCGTGACGATGAGGTGTGGGCGGAGATTGAGATGTCCGCCGATGTTGATTGGCAGCCGGAAGCAAATCGCCGCGGAACGAACAAAGACGGCAAACTGGTTCCAAGCAAAGCAGACATTAAAGACCAGTTACCAAAGGACGGTTTCTACCGCTACAAGACGAATCCCAACATGCGCGGCGAATGGCTGATCGGCGGGGCGATTAAAGTTAACCGCATTCTTTCCGATCAAGAGGTGGCCTCAATCAACGAGGCAAATGGAACGCAAGATCTACCAAGGATGAATGCGGGAGGATTAGTCGAAAGCACTTTTTCCATATCTCCATCGCAACTTGAATTGAATTTGCGAAAGGAAAAATTGCCTCCGGTGACTGTACAGCAATTTCAATTCACTGATGAGAATTTCCAGCTGCAACTGTACGCCGAAAACGAAGACTACCTTGGTTATGCTGACTTAACGCTCGACGGCGAAGAAATATCGGTAGATGCAACCTTTCTCTATCCCCAGCATCGTGGAAAAGGATACGGAGAAGCATTGTATCGAGAAATCGCCAAGTTCGCTCAACGCAATGGGGCTACAATATTGTTTTCAATGTCTGTATCTCGGGAAGCTATAGCAGTCCGAGAAAAGCTATTTGAAACAAATTACAAAGTTGTCACTGGACAAGACGATGACGGCCAGCAAATCGAAATGTCCAGTGCCGTCGATCCGAGCGCGAGTTACTCCATCAGCCAATCGCACGATGCGCTCAAGGCCAACGGAAAAGCTCGTTCCGACATAGACATCAAATCACTGCCCCGGTTTGCTGACGATACCAAGAGCCATCTGGTAGATGAAAAGCTGGCCGCGCTCGATGCCATCTACCGCGAGGTGGGTGACCCCTTGGAATCCGAAGAAAGCTGGTTTTCCTACGTTCGCGCCATTGGCCGCGACGAGAAGAACCCGATCATCATGCCGCCCGCCCGTGCGATGGAATACGCCAAAGGCAAAAACATTACGCGCATCACCGACGATCTGCTCAAGCATCCCGAATTTGTCGAAGCCCGGGAGAGCGGTTTGGATATCGGCACCGACATGCTGGCCAAATTCCGTTCCGGCGAACTTGGCCGGCGCGATTTGGCCAGCTTGTTTGTCTGGGGACTATTGTCCCGAGGTGTGGGTGCCTATCCGCAAGAAGGCGGGTTCTTGGCTCTGCACAATAACGGACTGCTCGACAACTTGGACAAAGTGTTCGCCGGCGAAATGACGATGGAAGATTTGGACAGCTGGGCGAGGGCATCGATGAAAGGATCTCCCGGCGCAAGCTCGACGCAAAATGCCATGAAGGTGGCCGATCAAATGCGGGCCATGATGACCGAGATCGACGGGCGCATGGCTATCGATGTCATGCTGGACGCTTGGAAAAGCGGCATGACCGGACCGCAACTTCGCCGCGAGGTGCGCCGGATGTTCACCAACGACCGCCCGAGTATTCAGATCCAGAACAAGGTTTTGAGTTTCATCATCCTGGTATCCGGGCGTCCCGATGTCTTGGTGCTCGACCGCGTGCAATTCCGGCACATGTGGGGAGGCAAGGCATTGCAAGATGCCATGACGGCTTTCCACAAAGAGATCGTCAAAGCCAAAGCGGCCACGATTAAGAAATACGGAAAGAACAGCCCGGAGGCCGCGCTGGCCGCCGCGGTCAGCGAAAACCCAACGAACATCTACGATGCATTGCCGGTCATCGACAAGGACGGCACGTTTAAGTTTGCCGTCAAAAAGGGCGACAAGTTTATAGCCACCGATGGTATCGCCAAAATCGGTGACGGTATGCACGGCATGGCGCTCTACGAAGCCTTGGAGCGGGCCATCGATAAGCCGGTGGCCAAAGCCTATAAAAAAGCCGGCATCTCGTATCCTGGCGTGGGCGCGTTTCACTGGGACAGCTGGTTGGTCGAAAGCCAGCAAGCCATCAGTCACCCCACGCTGGCCGTTATTGCCCAGACAGACATGCGTCCGTCCTTGGGCGTGACCGAGGGTAAATTCAACAAATTGTCCTACGGCATGATCTTCCGTTATGACGGATTTTACATGCGGGAGCTATTGACCCGCCCCGGGGTCTATGCGATTTTGAATCGTGATGAAATCAAGAGGTTCAACACCAAAGATGTCTTCAAAGCGATTGGCCGGAAAATCCCTCTGGAAAGCAACGAAGACGGGAGCAAGCGCGTCCGGCCCTGGATCAACGACCTCACCGACCAGGAGCGGGAACGCTTCGATGGATATCTCACCGAAATCGCAGAGCGCACCGCATCCATTGGCGATGCTGGCGATGATGGGGGGACCGATGGCGGGGGACGAGGCGGATCTGGCGAGCAGTCAAGCGTAGGCACCTTCGCCATCTCGCCGGCTTCCTACTACGGCGACCTCGAGTCCGCGGTGGCCGCGCTCAACAGCAACCCCGCCTTCCGCCGGGAGCGGGTGGCCGCAGTGCTTTCCAAATTCAAGCGGATCAAAGAGCAGTTTGCCAACAAGGCGGACCTCGAACCGCTTTCCATGCCCGAGGCCGTGGCCCAGCTGGAAGCCATCATCACGCTGCTCCCGCCGGACGCACAATCCGAGGTGGGAGGGTTCCGCCGTCTGCTTTCCTTTGCCACGGCCAAGGGCCGGCTCAATTACCTCACCGACCGCATCGCCAAGGCGGACGCCGCCCTGGAGAAATACCTCCGCACCGAATTGCAGGAGGACATCATGGATCTCCTCGAACGCGCCATTCCCAAGCGCGGGGAGAACAAGGTCCAGACCAGCAGCCTCGGGCCGGACGCCCAGCGCGTGGCCAACCTGGCCATCGCCGCCATCGAACTGGGCACCGACGAAACGTCCAACACCATGGCCGAGATCGAGGCCGCCTTGGCCAGCCCCGATATCGATGCGGACCGGCAAGAGCAGCTGCTCGAACAGTGGGGCGTGCTCAATGCCTTGGGCGACTTTTTCAACCGCTCCGCCTTGGAACTCGACCAAGCGCGGGCATTCCTTCGCCAGACGTTTGGAGCCGGACGCGCTATGTGGCGCATGCAGCAGGAGGCCCGCCGCAAGCAATACCGCGACATGGCCGAGGAACTGGCCGGCGGTCTGAAGAAGGCCACCGAGAACCAGATCGATAAGATGGATAAGGAGAACCCGTGGCTGAAGAACCCGCGGCAATTTGTCCTTTCGCACTACAGCTTCATGCAGCTGCTACGGAGCGTCCTGCCCAAGGCCGGCTTCCTCGAAACGTGGGAGCGGTCGATCCGCCAAGCCGAGATCGGGAGCAGTCGCTACCGGATGGACGCGGCCAAGCGGTTCATCGATATGCTCATGGCGGCCAGCGGCAAGAAGACCAGCTTTGGCGTGGGCCGGCTCATGTACAATATGCGGAAGACGCGGAAGGCCGCGGTCCGCTACAAGGAGGGCTACAACGAAAAGCTCATCCGCCTGCCCATGGAAACGGCGGCCAACATCCTCGAAGGCCGCGCCTCGGCCAAGGCGTTCAAGTTGAATGCCGAGGCCGTGGCCAAGATGAGCGAAGCCTACTTGGCCGTGCCGCTCATGCGCCGGCGCACCACGCCCTCCGGGGCCGTGCGCGAGACGCCCAACCGCCAGCAATTCCTCGAATTCTACGTGCGGCAAAGCGAGGGCACCGATGACAAATTGAACATGTCACCCGCCGAGGCCATGCAGCTGCTGCTGGCTTGGGACCAGAGCGAGGTGCAGGCCCGCATGCGCCGGCAGGGATGGACCGACGAATCCATCGAGGACATGCAGAAGATGGTCACCTCGGTCCCCGGTGGAGAGGCCACCATGGATTTCCTCCGCCGCGAATACAAAGCCGGCGGGGATGCCGCGGACCCCGTCTACATGAAGATGTTTGGCATGGCCATGCCCCGCATCGAGAACTACGCGCCCACGCGCTACCGGCACAAGGATGACAGCAATGACCTTTCCCCCATGGGCAGTGCGCTCGAACTGGCCGGCACCACGCCCGGGTCCCTCAAGGCCCGCCAACGCCACGATGCCCGTATGCGCCGGACCGATGCCATCACCGTCTTCTTCCAGCACGCCGCCCAGATGGGTCACTGGATTCACTTTGCCGAGATCAACCGCGAGATCCGCGGGGTGCTCAAAAACCAGAACGTGCGCGAATCGATGGAAGCCACCCTCGGGCGGAGCGGCCTGCAAATCTTCGACCAGTGGATGGACACGCTGGCCCAGGGTGGGGGACGCCGCGCCATGGAACTCTCCGCGGACAAGGACATCTGGGCCGCCCTCATCAGCGGCAAGAGCATTGCCTCGCTGGGATTCAGTGTCCGCACCCTTTTCATGCAGATCGACGCGGCCAGCCGTGCCGCCCTGGATATGGGCCTTGCCGAATACACCAAGACCGTCTTGGACCCGCGGTGGATGGCGGACATGCCCAAGGCATGGAACTCGGACACCGTGCAACGGCGTCTCATCGAAGGCAGCCGGCCCGAGGTGCGCTACGTGTTTGAGCGGGCCGCGGTCCGCCCGAGCATGCTCCTCTGGGCCGCCCAGAAATCTATGATCCCGATGCAGATGACCGATGCCGCGCTCACCAGCTTCACGGCGGCCATCGTCTACCGCAACGCTTACAACAAGGCCAAGAAAGCCGAGGCGTCTGATGCCATGGCCGAGCAGGCCGCCCTCGACGCCATGGACAAGGCGGTCTTCAACTACAGCCAGCCAATCGACATCACCAGCCGGTCGCTCCGGGAAGTCCAGGGCAACATGCTCCAAAAGGTCTACATGATGTTTCTCTCGGACGCCCGTTTGAAGACGGCCCTTTTTGCCGAGGCCATTGGCCAGCTGGGCAAGGAAGGCGAGCGGGGCAAGGGTGCCAGCACCATTTCCGCGCTGATGATCATGGCCGTGGTCACCCAGACGATGGCCAACCTCTACCGCGATTGGTTCAGCGACGAACCGGACGATGAGATCTGGACGCTCGAAGGCTATGCCATGGCCATGATGCTGGCCCCGCTCTCCGGGTATATGCTGGTGGGCACCGTGGGTTCGACCGTGGTGCGCGAAGCATTCGGTGAAATGACATTCCAATCGACCGATCCGGCCAACGAAATGATCGACCGCGGCATCCGCTCCATCAAAGGCTGGGACAATACGTTCAACACCTCGGACCCCGAGGCCATGCTCAAGCAGTGGAACAACCTGCTCCGCTTCGCCAGCTTCAACCCCACGCTCGCCGCGCCCGCGGCCCTGCTCAACTTCGCCAAACCCATCGTGGGCGCGATGGAAAACGCGGAGAATCCCGAATAATCCGCTTGTCCCTCTGACTGAACGCTGCACTATTTTCGACTAATCCCATGGCTCTGCAAAACGACACATCTCGGATTCAATACAATGGCAACAACTCGACCACCTCGAGCTATGCCATTCCTTTCGTTTTCTTCGAGAACGCGCACATCAAGTGCGTGGTGACCAGCAGCGCCGGCGTCGATAGCACGCTTGCCTTGGGCAGCGGGTTCAACGTCACCGGGGCCGCCAACCCTAACGGCGGAAGTCTCACCACCACCACCGCGGTCCCGACCTCAAGCAAAGTCACCATCTTCCGCGAAGTCCCCGCCACCCAGACCACCAGCTACCAAGAGGGTGGAGATTTCCCCGCGGCCAGCCATGAGCGGGCACTGGACAAGCTGACCATGATCGCCCAGCAGACCAAGCGTCTGGCCGACCGCGCCCTCAAGGTCCCCGAAACACAAAACAACCCGAACGACCTTCCCAACGCCGGAAGCGGTAACAAAGCTCTTGTCAGTAACGGAGGCTCCATTCAATGGTCAGACAATAGACCCGTTCCCATATATCCAACAGGACAAGGTGCCAAATTGCTTGCAGCACCAGGCGGGGGTGGCGAGCCATCATGGCAAGATGCGCCAAATATTGCTGCTGGTGCCTTTGCGGCAAATACCAAACTCATTAATGGTGGGAGCGTTCAATTTTCTGCTGCCCGCTTTAATGGCGAACGGTGGGGCGACACTATCAACGTAAAAGATTTTGGTGCCGTTGGCGATGGCGTGGCAGACGATTGGCTTCCCATACAACGAGCAATTTCTCAAGCGTTCCGTGAATTTGATGCGTCTACGCTTACGGAGTCCGATTTAGTTCCATGGGGAGGGCTGTTTAATGAGCAAGTTATGGTGCCCCGTTTGTACAGGGGACAAGGACGCGCCACCGTGTACATACCATCTGGAACTTACAAAATAAGCAAACCATTGATCATTTCGGCTGGCACAAGGATTATCGGCCAAGCCAGAAACACATATATTAAGGCCGCTCCCAATTATTATGGAGCACTCATTGAAGATGCGTTTGTATGGGTTAATCGTACATTTTTTGCAAATCAACCAGCAAACCGCTTGTTTGGGGACGCCAGTTTTGAGTACGTGCATGGCGCAATTATTGAGGGTTTGACGTTTATCAACAATGGGGTTGGCTTTACAACACCAAACGGTCCTGGGCCGACCATTAGTGGGTACAACTTTTTGCGATTTCCTTTTGGGGGCGGTGGACCAGTGATGACAACCAACGCGCTTGTTAACGCTGGCAGCACAACCGTCGATCTGAATCAAGGGTTTCCGATGCCTATTGGAACCAGTCCTAAATGGAAAATCCAATTTGCAAACCATAGCACAGTTTACGATGTCGAAGCTAAATCAATACCCTTTGGTACCACGATAACATTGTCTCCGCCTCTCACGCAAAGTGTAAGTGCGGGAACCGTTGTAAAAATAGGAATTGGACGGATCATTGGTATCAACATTGGACCTGGGGAAAATTCTCAAATTAGCAACTGCGACATCTACAACTGCGACATCGGGGTGTACACTCAACAAGGATCACCCACTCCATTAATTCAAGACGTGTCTGTATGGGGTTGTGATGTGGCGTTTTGGTGTGACGGCGGTCCATCTTTATTAATCCGACCTTCCGGCGATGGAAATAATGTGTTTGTCCGTGGCGGCATGCTGACCTCATCAAACATAACAATGATTGGCTGCAAAGCAGAATCAATGTACGCGCCTTCATGGCGTTCATTTGTTGAGGTGACCACTTCTGAACAGTCATCCGCTTCGCAACTAACCATTCTTGGAGGAAACTTCAATCCAGGCCCGCCTTCAAGTTTGGGCCAAACCACAGCAGACAATTCATGCATACTTCGCATTTTCAAAAACAAATTTAATCAGCCGGGACATGTTCACATAAGCGGGTTGAACACAATCAGCGGAGGTACAAACTTTGCACTATTGGTTGAGGCTGAAACTGGAACTATAGAAAAACGCTGGCCGCGTAGTGGAGCGCGTGACGGTGAAGAATATTTCAGTTTTGGCTCTGTCTCGCGTCATGCTGCAAGCGTTCTTGAAAGGTACAACTATACCAACAATGCCTACAATTTTCGCTTCACGCCTCAAAGTGTCTCAATGGCAGCACCCGGCTATCCTGTATACCATGGTGCTGGAACTATATTAGAATATGAAAGCGGATTGCTTCCTGGAACAGCACAGTGGAGTAGATCTGAAACAACGCTGACCATGACGTACGCGGACCATAATTTGCAAGTGGGAGATTATGTGTGGCCTCGAGATGGATCAAATTTTGGCGGATTTCCTATTTCTTTTCCGTCCAATGACAGTGATGGATATCTCAATGTGATGGCTGGGTCCACGTTTCGGGTAAAAAGCATTGTGAATGCCAACACGTTTACCGCCGAATGTCTTAATTCGGGGCCGACCAGCGGCACTGCCCGTATTGCGCCCATGAGGTACGTTGATTTTCATACATTGCAATACAACGAGCACAGATTTCAAATGCCGCATGTTCTGGGAAACTCCTCAAATCAGTATGTAGCATTTGGGTACTACGACAAAAAGAGCAACCTTATCGCTGGATTGCGTGTTCCTTCTGAAAAAAATGCCGAGTTTTACGTGGCAAAACAGCTGTCTATCGGCGGAACGATTCAAAGTCCCAGTGCGATTGTTCTCACCGGAACAGCCGCTCCTGGAATGTCGGCACCTAACGGATCTTTGTATCTCCGCACCGATGGAGATGCGTCCACAACACTCTATGTCCGGGCATCCGGCGCATGGAAACCATTAGCATCCTATGATCCTTAAACGAATTGTTTTTATTTTGGTGGCATTGGCATCAACGTGCGCCGCTCAACTCAAATCGGTCATGGTAGATGACAATGGAGTTATTCAGCGGCCTACGAATTTTTGGGCGGCAAATGCTACCGCCCTTGTAAATCCGTTTGTCAACGTGCGCTTTGTCACGTTTGCCAATTTGTCTACTCAAGCAGAAGACGATGCAAGTGTTGCCGTGACCAATTCTCAAGCTCGCTTTGATTTGGAAGCAACAAACGCCACCTCAAAAGCAGCTATTCGCTTGTTGCAAAATGCAAACTCACGGCCCTCTTCTGGTGCTGGAATAGTGTGGGGCAATAACAATCACACATTCTGGTCTGTAATTGATGTGGTGCCACGTGGCACCGATGTCCTTCGCTTTGTTGCCGGAAACAACGAGCAAAATACAAATTACGCGATTTATCCAACGAACAAAGCTGTTGGTTTTGAAATTAGTTTGGCGGGCGAAAGCGGAGGAACCGGAACCAACCGTTTACGTTTGATCGCACACAACGGAACTACTGCAACCAATGGACCTTGGGTGAATATTGGAAACTGGTTTGAGCAGTATACTATTGGAGTGCAGCACAACAAAACTAATGGAGAAGTGCGCGTTAGTATCGGCGTCAACGGATCAAGCCCTGCCGTCAACACTAATGCCACAATCATGGGCGGCCCCACAAACAATGGCGCGGGTGGATTGAGCACGTGGGAAGCCGGAATGTTTTCGACACAAACCAATGCGGGGGGGGCTGCGGGAGGCATTTATTCAGCTTGGATGGAAGTGACGCAATGATTCCCGACCACCACACTTTCAGTCCTTTGCTCAAGGGCCTTACTGGGATGCTCGCTTCTTTTGGCGGGGCCTTGGTGACTTTTATGTCGCACCTCGAGTTGATCCTCCGGGTGGCCGGCGTGGGCATCGGCGTGGCTTGTGGCGTGGCCTCGCTGGTTTCGATCATCCGCAATATGCCGCCGCGCAAGAAAGGCCGCCTGCCATGAGTGACATCAAATTCCAAGACTACAACCGGATCGTCAGCCAGGTGGTGGCGGTGGCCATGGGGCCGGACGGGAAGCCGGCTCTGATGTCGCCGGACCGTCCCTCGGGGACCAAGGCGGAGGGGTACACGTACAACACCAGCGCCCAGGTCACGGCAATTGCTTTTTACAGTGGCTTTGACACTTCGACCAACACCCCGAGCGGATTGATTGCGACGAAGAACATCATCTGGAACACCTCGGGCAACGGCGCGGGACAGCCGGCCTTCGTTCACTGGACGTGAGCAACTACGCTTACAATCCGATCACCGGCCAACTCGACCTTGTCGGATCGGGGGGTGCCAGTTACATCAATGGAGTAGTAGCTACACCAGCTGATTTGCCTGTTACCGTAGGAACACCGGCACTCGATTCCGTATATCTCGCCAAAGCTGCAAGCGGCGTTTGGCTCATCAATCGCCGTCCCGCGGGATTGTATTGCCGCGTGGCCAATAACGGAAATTTGACCGATTGGTATGCGATGTCAGCTTTCCCAGAGGTGAATGCAGATGGCAACTGGTCACTGTACAACACTTCTGACCCAACCAAGGAATTGGGATTTTCTTTGGCATCCATTGGTACGGGGACAAAACGCATCATCACCGCTCCGAACAAAAACATCACGCTGGATGACGCGGGCGACTCTCGGACCCCAACCAGCCACACCCACACAGGCTCCCAAATAAATGTCGGCACCACCGCCAACCTCCCGCTCAAAACAGGCACAAACGGCGTAGTCGAGGCGGGTTCTTTCGGCACGGCGGCAGGGAGCTTTTGCGAGGGGAGCGATGCGCGGCTTTCGGATGACCGCGACCCGAATCTTCATGCCGCAAGTCACCTCCCCGATGGTGCGGATGAGCTTTTTGACCAGTCGTTGAATACGGACGACGCGCCAGCGTTTAGAAGTCTAAGCGTTCTAAACGCAAATCAAAATGGAATAACATTTTATGCTTATGAAGAAGATGGCGAAACCAAAATAGACATAGGCTTTTCGGATGGCCCAACAAAAACATTCGATGCAAATAATTATTTGGTGACAGAAGGCGACCTCGGCACCGCCGCCGCAGAAGACACCACGGCCTTCGCCGCCTCTGGCTCCATCACCACCAGCGGCCTCACGCAAGCCACCGCAAGAATTTTAGGCCGCACGACTGCCAGCACAGGCTCCATCGAGGAGATCCAAATTGGCTCGGGCCTTTCGCTTTCGGCGGGGGAGTTGTCGGCTACGGGATCGGGCGTCACCGCAGTCGGCGCATCCACCGCCGATGTGTTGAGCGTGTCGGGGTCTGATCTGGTGGCCGATGACCCAAATGCCGACCGCATTATTTTCTGGGACGATTCGGAATCCAAACTGCGCTATCTGGAAGCGGGGTCGGGGCTGTCGATTAGTGGCACAACGATGACGGCTACGGGCGGCATCGGCGGCGGCACAGGCTCCACCGATAATTCTATTTTGCGGAGTGACGGCACGGGGGGCAGCACGTTGCAGGCCAGCGGCATCAATATTGATGATGCCATTGTTTCCTATTCTATTACAGGCGCAGAAAGCACCGACATCATCACTGCCACGGGCCACAACTTTACGGCAAACCAAGGAGTGCGATTCACTGCGCTGACGGGCGGTGCGGGACTTAGCACCGCGACCAACTACTTCGTCCGCGATATTTCTGGCAGCACGTTCAAAGTATCCACGACCAGCGGGGGAGCAGCGTTCAATTTTACGACTGACATCTCGGCAGGCACAATCGTCGCCACTGAAGCCAACGTCACGCTGGCAAATGTTGATGCGGAAACTAATTCTTCCTTGGTGCTGACGCCAAAAGGCACAGGCGCGTTTATTGTGGGGCCGAAGCCCGATGGCACTGCCACGGGCGGGCAGCGACGCGGAACAAATGCAATCTGCATGGTGCGGAACCGAAATAACGTCAATCAGGTGGCATCTGGAGCATCAAGCATAGCGATCGGAGAACAAGCAAGGGCCAATGGGACTAGCAGCGTTTCCATTGGAATTTTTGCAAGCGATAGCAGCGGAAATGGTTCCACTTGTATCGGGCCAGACACCACCTCGACAACGGATGCTTTGGCAATCGGGAGGTATGCAGTTGCCAGCGGAATCCAGAGCATGAGCTTTTGCCAAGGCACGGCCAGCGGGGTGCTAAGCGTGCAATTTGGCTCAGTATCCAACGCCAGCCTCCGCTCGCAATTTCTTACGCGGCCATTTAGCTCGGTCTATTGGGGCGGCCAAACCACCAACGCCACCCCCACCGTCCTCAACTTAGACGCCACCGCCACCAACCGCTTCACCATCGCCGCCAACACCGCCTTGGCCGTGGACATCCTCTTAGTCGCCCGCCGCAGCGACACCGCCGACAAATGGTTGGTCGCCCGCCGTTTCCTCGGCATCCGCAGGGACGGCAGCAACAACACATCCCTCATCGGCACGGTGCAAGATTACGGACTCGACCAATCCGCAGGCTCGCCATCGTGGACGTTCGCGCTGACCGCCGATGACACCAACGAAGCCCTGCAACTTGAAGTGACAGGCGCGGCCTCCGAGACGATCCAATGGCGTGCCACCGCTTTCTATCGCGTAGCGTAATATGAACACCGAAACCATCTATAACGTCCTTCTTGACCAGCCCCGCCAGATCGACGGCAAAACGTGGCACGGACTCAGCTACCAGCTAACCCGCGACGAGAGCGGCAAGATCGAAGTGCGAGAACACGGTTGGCCGACCAAGCTGACGATCTACGAAGCGGACGGCCCCGAACTGGAAGACTTAGACGAGGCGACAGTGAAAGCTGCTATCGAGGCCGAGCTGCCTGTGGATGCAAACTATGTGATACCGCCGCCGCTTGTGCCGTTTGTGCCGACTTACACCGCCGAGCAAGTTGTCTCGCAGTATTTCTCGGCCTACCAAATCGCCGCCCTCCAACGCCTTGAAATGGCCCTGCTCCAAGCAGGCAAGCCCCTCGGCGTGAAGATGACCGCCGCGAAGCAGTGGCTTGAAGGCGTCATGCTTTCATGGGCCGCAGCCCCGACACCCGCACCAGCGGAGTCTTTCGGCCAGCCGCAGGCGAGCTTTGCGGAAGCCTCGAGCGAGGCTGTGCAGGCGTTGACAGCACAACCCTAACCGGAAAGGATTAGTCGAAAACTATGAACTCTCTTTTCGCCAAACTTGCAGGCATCTCGCTGGCCTTGTGGAATTTTTACTTTCCCCTGCTGCGCGACATTTTCAACACCGGGGCCACGGCCCTGCTTCCGCTTGCGGTGGACGTGGTTCGCAATCTGAACAAGACGGACCTGCCAAGCGGGGCCAAGCGTGACCAGGCACTGCTGTCACTGAAGAGGGCGGCACTGGACCAAGGAATTTCCGCCACCGAATCGCTGCTCCGGTGGACGGTCGAAAGCGCGGTGCAGCGCGTGAAACTCAAATGAAATCCTTCATCCTCCGATTCCTTGTCTCGAAGGGTGGCAGCCTGCTGACGCCGGCGATTGCCGCCCTGGTGGCCGCCGCGGTGACGCGGGTGGCCGCGCACGATCCTACCTTGGCCAGCCACATTGACCCCGCGGCGGTCACGGGTTTTTTGATGGCCGCCTTGGTGAGCGTGATCAATTACGCGACCAACGCGGCCCAGAGCAACGGGGTCAAAAAGATCCAAGCCGTGGTGAACGCCCCGGTGGATGGCTATGCCGGTCCGGTGACCTATACGGAAGTCCGGCGGGCCTTGCCAAATTCATAACCAAGGAACCGGAACCGGAGGACCCGCGGCCATTCTGGCAAAGGCTGCTGGCCTCGCTCCGGGCGGACGTGGACGGGAAACGATTCTGGATCAAAGGAAAGGCGAACTTCTAATGCATGCATTTCGAGCAATGTTGAATGTTGCCGGCGTGAAGCACTTCACGGCGGAGGAATTGTTTTTCCGCGGGTCGAGCGATGCGACCTTGGGGCTGAATACTCCGCCGCCGCAATCGCTTTGGAAGAACATGATCCCGACCGCCGTGGTGGCCGATGAGGCCCGCGAAAAACTGGGCAAACCGATCCGCGTTCTTTCGGCCTACCGCTCGCCGGCGTACAACCGGCGTATCGGCGGGGCCAGGTCGAGCCAGCACATGAGGTTCTGTGCGCTGGATCTCGGCACCGAGCAGCCGGCGGCCCTCTACAAGATCCTCCTGGAGATGCGGCGGGACGGGAAATTCAAGGGCGGGCTGGGGCTTTACCGGACGTTTGTCCACCTCGACACCCGGGGAGTGAACGTCAACTGGGCAGCGTAGTCACTTGAAAATGATTTGGCGGTGCGGCGTGGAGCAGGACACGCGGCCAGACAATGGAGGGTTACAAAATAACACCACAATATGTAACAAAGCGGGTGCGAATCCCGCCGCCGCCCTTAACATTCCCGCTCGCATACCCTTTCGGGTCGCTGATTCTGCGCCCGTCTGTGTAACCGCTTTGGCGCTATACCCGCTCGGGAACGCTAACTGGGCAGCTTGATGCTAACCCAAGACGAGATGGCACACCGTTGTTATGGCGTCCAACTCGCGCTTGCCGGCACGGCAAAACTTGCGCGTTTCTTCGTAGTCAAAGTTTGCGTTGGCTTCGTCAACCATCCCAGCCAATGCTTCAAATTCCAGTTTGGTAAGGCGCAGGACGTAGCCGCGCCGTGTGCGTTTGAGAGAGGATTTGGTTTTCATCATAAGGAAGTAGCCAGCGAGGCTCGAAAGTTCAACATACCTACAGCATTTTTTTGAAACTTTTTTTCAACGCTTTTGTCATAGCATCAATTGATACCGCCGTGTAGCGGTTGCTGACGCGGACCGAATCGTGGTCGCAGATCAGCTGGCGGACGCGCTGATCGATGCCGGCCTCGGCCAGCAGGGAATTGGTGGTGTGACGCCATGAGTGGAATGTCTTGTCGGTAAGGCCGCGGCCTTCGCCACGCTTGGTGGTCTTCACGCGGACGATGCCGGCGCGGTCGAGCAGCTGGGAGAAGTGTTTGCTGGCGGTGCCGTGCTCCATGGCCGCGAGGGTGGGGGTGATGAGGCCCTGGCCGCGGAGTGTTTGTAGCTCACCCATGAGCGGGACGGTGACCACCTTGCCGAGGCGGGATTTTTTCTCGGGAAGGAACCGGAGGTTGCCGTCCTCGATCTCCTCGTAGGACCGCCGGCGGGCGTCCCCGAGGCGCATGCCAAAGTAGAGGCCGAACAGGATGCAGGTGCGCCATTCGCCTTGGGCGACTTTGAGGATGGCCGCAATCTCGCCCTGGTTGAATGCTTTGCGTCCCGAGGGCGTGGCGTCCGCGCTCATACGGAAGAGGGCCGCGGGGTTGGCCTCGATGTTTCGGAGATGCATGGCGCGGGTAAAGACGGCCCGGATGGTCTTGGTGACTTGCTGGGCGGTATTGGTGGACAGGCCGCGCTTGGTCATGCCGTGGTAGAACTCGCTTATATCCTCTGGCGTTATGGACCGGAGATCGTGGCGGGTGCGCTGGCCGAGGAAGTCTGCGAAGTGCGCCACGTGTTTGCGGTAGCTCTCCATGCTGCGAGTCTTGGCCGTCTTGGCTGCCAAATAGCCTTGGGCGGCCTTTTCCCACGTGGAGCGCCGTCTGGCCGCGGACATGCCGGCGGCCCGTAGCAGGGCATCCAAGCGCGATTGCGCCCACACGCTGTCCGGCGTCTCGGAGCGTAGCTCTCGGCCTACGGCTTCCATCTCGTCTGCCACGCGCTGGGCGGTCCGGCGGGCGGTCTTGAGTGGCAACTTGGTCGAGCGTATGGTCTGACGCCAGAACCCGCCCTGGGGGTGATCCGGTGCCGCCACCCAGACGCGCATCCGGGCCAGCCAAAAAGGAGAGTTGGGCATGGTGGTCAGCGAGGCCATGGGGAAAAAGTTAGCACAGCAATTTGTACATGCAATAGTGGCTAATGTGGTAAATTTTCGAGCGTTTTACTCTGTAACAGAAGGGCCGGCCCCGAGCGTCGGTTCGATTCCGACCCTCGCCTCTCTCTCTGTAGAATGGGCCGCGGAGCCGAGAGTTAGCCCAGCAAGTTAGCACACATTTGCCTCTTTCAACTTCCTTGGCGCGGGGTATCTTTCGACTATGCCTTACGCCGATCCCGATCAGCGCAAAGAATACATGAGGGAGAGATACCGCGAACGCTACGAGGGCGAGCGGGGCTTCCGGGAGAAGGAGAACAAGCGGAAAAGAGCGTACTACGCTACCAACGAGCGGTATGCCTCGAAGACGCGCCGGCGATGCCGGCTGAATGCCCGCAAGAAAGCGGCGGCCCAGAAAAAGTAACTCACACATAGGACCGCCAATGTCCTATCCCCCTCGATAATTTGGGGGCGTGAACAAGCTATTGATTCTTCTTGCGTGGGGGCAGTTTGCTTTTGGCTGCTGCCTGGTGCTTCTGGCCTTTTCTCTCCGCCGCGTCAGCCGCGTCATTGAGAGCTTGGGTGAGGACCCACCGGACATACGCCGATAGGGAACTGAAACCCTGGGCTTTGGCTTGGGCCTTGGCGCGTTTGGTCAGCGCCGGTTCCATCGAAATGCCGGCGTGGACGCTCTTTAGGTGCGTGGGTTTTTTGGGATTCATAGCGGCTTTACCTTCGCACAATACCAAAAGTTAACAAGTTTTGGGCATGGGGTTTTCTGCCCATCTTTTCGCTTGAACCTTGTTAAAGGTTTGGCAAGAGTTGGCGCATCGATATGGCGAACAGGCGCAAACCCGCATCCCAAAAGGTCCGAGCCACGGGCATCTCATTGCCACCGGACCTGCTCAAGAAAGCCCAGCGTTTCGCGTTCCAGCAGGACATGAGTTTGTCCGCGCTCATCCGCGAGTTGCTCATCACCCAGCTGGCCGCGAAATGAGCACCGACCAGCTGCTTGAAGAGGCGCGTGGCACCTTGCCGCGCAACGTCAAGGGCAAGGGCCAACGGCGCGTCATCGAATCCTGGATGCCCGCGGTCAACGAACTCCGGGCGAAACATTTCAGCTACCTCGAGATCTACGAGTGGCTCAAGTCCCGCGGCATCGATGTGCATGACCGGCCTATGACATTTATCAGCGCGGTATCTCGCAGACGCCGCCGCTGGCTCAACAAACAATAGGAACCCATATGGACTACTACATCATCAGCATGCTGACCTTCATGGCGCTTTGCGCCGTGATGGGTGCTTACGCGGTGGGATTTTGCCGCGGTTACGACGAGTGCGAAGAACAGCACCGTTGGCACCGCTGGCTCCTTCGCCGTGAAGAGAATCGCAAGACCAAGATTTAGGGACGCGCAACCAAAACGAAACCGGCCACCGGAGCGTCCCCCGGTGACCGGCCAATGCAATAACAGAACCAAGTGAAAAATGAACACAGAACAAACGCAGCTGCAACTCTTTTCCCACCATCTGGCGGGATTGGCGTTGAAGTATCCGAGCCTCTACTTCGAGGACCGGCAGAACCCGAAACATCTGGCCCGCTACAACGAGGCGGACCGGCCCGCAAAGAAGTGCAAACTGGAATTCGCCCGCTTCCAGGCGTGGCGTCCGGTGGTGCAGACGGTCAACTTGCCCCCGCTCCCGAGGGTGAGGGCCGCGGTCTACGAGACGGTGACCTTTCGCCGGCTGGTGGCGTGGGCGAGCAGCCCCACGCGGTTGGCAGAAATCCTCATCGAGAAAGGGGTGCGCGGATGAGCGACCTCGCCGTGAAAGAAGACAACAAGCGCGTGGAAGTCGCGTTCAGTGCGAGCGGGGTGCAGCTTCGCAGCATGGATGAGATGGGGCGGTTTTGCCGCGCTATCGTTAACTCCGGTCTGGCTCCGTCCAGCTTCCAGACACCGGAGCAGGTGATGGTGGCGATTCAATGCGGCCTCGAGATCGGGCTTCCGCCGATGCAGGCTTTGCAAACCATCGCGGTCATTAAGGGCCGGCCCTCGCTGTTTGGCGATGGGGCTTTGGCTTTGGCGATGGCGCACCACCTCTGGGGTGGCATTGAAGAAACGCACGTGGCGGAAACCAACACCGCGGTCTGCAAGGTGTGGCGCTTCATCCGCCGGGAAGACAAGACGCCCAAGCTGACGCTACGGACGTTTTCCGAGGAAGACGCCAGACGTGCCAAGCTGTGGGGAAAAGATGGTCCTTGGACCGCGTACCCCAAGCGGATGTTGCAAATGCGTGCTCGTAGCTTCGCGCTCCGCGATGCCTTCCCGGACGCATTGCGTGGCGTGGGCATCAGCGAAGAGGTCAGCGACTACCAGCCGATGAAGCCCGCCCGCGGACGCGAGGTGGCCAGCAACCTGGTGCTCCCCGATGCCGAGCCGGAATCCATCGTGGATCTGGTCAGCGACATTGCGGTGCTCTCCAACCAAATCAAGCAGGAGGAGCTACTCTAATGGAAACCGGAGTCCTCACCATGGCCGAGGCGTCTTACCGCCGAGCCGAAGGAATCAGCAAAAGCGATCTGGATTGGATTGCCGCACCGCGCACGCCGGCGCATTACAAGGCCCGTCGAGATGGGTTAGTCGAAAACGTGCAGACGCCCGCCATGCGTCTCGGCAGCTTGGTCCATCGGGCCGTGCTCGAGCCGGACACCATGGCCGGCGCGTACGTGGTCAAACCCGAGGGCATGCTCTTCACAACGAAAGAGGGCAAGGCGTGGAAAGCCGAGCAGACATTACCGGTGATAACGTCACAGGAAGCTGACACGATCCACGGGATGGTGCGCTCTGTCTGGGCGCATCCGATGGCCAAGCGCATCCTCACCAACGCGAAAACCGAGCAGTGTCTCTTCGCGGAGGATGAGCACGGGACGATCCGCAAGGCGCGTCTCGACGCGCTGGTGGGCGGAAGTGTCATACCCGACTTGAAGACCTCGGCGTCCGCGGACCCGCAGGAATTCGAGCGGAGCCTTGGCAAATTCCGCTACCACGTGCAGGCGGCCTATTATATCGATCTGTGCCGGCTGGTTGGTATCGATAAAAGTGACTTCGTCTTCATCGTGGTCGAGAAAGAGGCCCCGTATGCGACCGCGGTTTATTCGCTCTCGCAGGAAGCTATCGAACTGGGACGCGCCGAGTATCAGCGCGACTTGGTCCGGGTCCGCGATTGCACCGAGAAGAACAGCTGGCCCGGATTCACCGAGGAGATCACGGTCATCGGGCTGCCGGCGTGGATGCAGAAACAAGCGGAGGGTTTGCTATGAGCGAACCCAATCCGCTCGTTCGGGCACTTGTCCTGCACGGCCAAGCCACGCTTGATTTGGTGTGGGCGCTGGAATGGATCAACACGCTGACCGACCGCATGACAGGCGACCACATGGTGGCCGAGTTTATGGCCGAGTTGGAACACCGCCGCACGCAAAGCGACACGCTTAACGCCGCGGCCAAGGAGGCCCAGATATGACCGGCACCGAACTACGCGACCAGGGCATGGCTCTGGTCAACGAAGCCACGCCGGACCAGTGGAAGCAGGAGGCCGACAGCCTCATTGTGTCCATGGCCCGGAGCGGAACGGAATTCACCGCGGAAGATGTTCGCGCTTGGGTGGGTAATCCGCCCAAGGCCAATGCCATGGGGGCGCGGTTCATGGCCGCGCTCCGCAGTGGCATCATCGAGCGGGCCGGATGGAAACATGCCAGCCGCAAAGAGGCTCATGCCCGTGCGCTGGCGGTTTACAAAGGGGTGGCCGCGTGATCAAGGCCGTCATCCAGGGCCAGCCGGACACCGCGACCGCCCAGCAAAAAGGGGTCATGGTCCGCGGCGGGAAGGTCATGTTCTACACCAAGAAAAAGGTGCAGGACGCCAAGGACCGTCTCGTCGCGGAACTCCGCCGGCATGCGCCACGCAAACCCGTCGATTGGCCGGTGCTGGTGACGATCCGCTTTTGGTTCGCACCGGTGAAGGCAAGGCCGCTCGAGAAAACCCATGGCGTCCGACCGGACGTGGACAATCTGGCCAAGGGCGTCTTGGACTGCTTGGTCCCCGCCGGCTGGCTCAAGGATGACGCGCTGATCGATCAACTCATCATTACCAAAGCCCGGAGCGGGGATGCCCGCCTCGAGGTCGAACTGAAAGACTTACTCAAATGAGCGACAGCCAGCAGAACTGGAAAGGCGAGAAAAACGTCTACCCCACGTTGGCTGCTGCGCTCAAAGCCAAGCATTCCGTGGCCAACCGTTTTGGCAATCGGTTCCGCAAATTGCGGATCTACAAGACGCGGTCCGGGTGGTGCTTAACCAAACGAACGAAAGGAACTTTTGTATGAAATATCTTAACATCGAAATCACTACACTTCGCTCGCCCGACTATATCGGGGCCGAGCCTGTGACCCGCGCCACGTGGTTGAACCTGCTGGCCTATTGCGCGGACCAGGAGAACGGAGGGGTGATCCGCGGGTGCCGCCCGTGGAAAGACCGCCAATGGCAGCAGGTGGCCGGCGTGACCGCAGAAGAAGTGTCCGCGGAAACCATGCTCTGGCATTGGGCCGGCGATGATCTGGCCATCAGCCATTACCCTTTGGATGCCGAGCAGCAGATGCAGGCCATGCGAGAGGGTGGAAAGCGGGGCGGAAAGCGGTCCGGTAAAGCCCGCCTTCAAGCAAGAAACGAAGGGGGGGTTGAAGGGAGGGTTCAAGGTAAAATCGAAGCCCCCCTCGAACGAAAAGAAAAGAAAGGGAATGAAAGGAAAAGTAATGTAATACAAAGCCCAAGCCTCGAGGAGGTGCAGACCGCCGCGAGCATGATGGGCGTCGAGGCAAGGCTGGCTGAAATATTCTGGAATGAATGCGAAGCCAGACCAATCAGCCCAGACGGGGAGTGGACCGGCAAGGATGGACAGCCGTTTCGGAACTGGCGCAACGCGCTCAAAGCCTTTGGCGAGCGATGGAAAGCCAATGAGAACCGCAATGGCACCGCATTTGCGCGGAATGGCACCGCCACGCTTTCGACTAAACCCTTGAGTGTCTGGGAGGCCAAAGAAAAGAAAGCGGCCCTACAGGGCGAACTGGAGCGAATGAAGATGGACAAGCGGTGGAGGCAGGCCAAAGGCAATTGCCCGTGGGAAACCGAGTGGAATGCCGAAGGCCGCGAAAAGGCCCGCGAGATCCGCGCCAAGATTGCCAAGATGGAGGAGGTCATCGCGGCATGAGTTGCCCCTACGAAAAATCCACCGTGGCCTACGCACGCTTCAGCGCCGAGGCCATGGAACTGATTTTGGATCTTTACAAGGAATACGAGCAGATGGCCGCGAAAAATGCGGTGGTGCCTTCGCCTCACCTTGAGCCGGTCATCTCGTCCTTTATCGACCTGTGGCGCGTGACCGTGGCCGCTCACCCCATTCGCGTGGAATGAACACCCTTCAATCCTACATCGAGCAAAACGGCATGGACCCCGCGGAGGTGATGAATGCACTGCAAACCATGGCTCCCCTGGGCACGTGCAGCGACAACGCGGTCACGCCGGCGGACGTGGGCACCGCAGGCGCGGCGGTTTTTTGGGTCCATACGCACAGAGAACTCTTTACAAGGATTAGTCGAAAGCGGAAATAGGAAACTGATTTATGATCAAATACAAAATAGACGTAACGAAGATCGACAAGGACCTGCTCTACAAAGGCGAGAAGGGCACCTACCTTAACGGCGTATTCTTTGAGAATAAAAACGGCACCGGCGAATACGGGGACGATGGCTTTATCGTCCAGGACGTGACCAAGGAAATGCGCGAGAAGGGCATCAAAGGCCCGATCATTGGCAACTGGCGTCACCTCCAAACCAAATCCACGCCGGCCCCCAAACCCGCCCCCGCAACGTCAGCCGCGGAGGACGATGACATCCCCTTCTGATCCTGTGGACATCGCGGACATCACGCACATGCTCAACGACGAGCCGGTCGAAAAGCCGGCTCCGCGTCCGCGTGGTGACAAGACCAGCGAGGCCGAACTCGAACAGCGTATTCGGTTGGTGGTCAAGTGGATCACGCTTGGCCTGCCGTACTCTGAAGTTGTGGGAAGTTGTGAGAGTAATTTTGGCGTGAGCGCGGCAACCGCGGCTCGCTACGTTTCGGACGCTAATCAGCGCATCAAAGACGCCAACGTGAAAGACCGTGACTTGGAGATTGCCAAGGCCAAAACCCGCTACGAAGCCCTCATGCAGCTGTCCACCCTGGAGAAACAATTCACCGCGGCCATTACTGCCAACACCCAGCTGGTGAAACTCCTTGGCTTGGCTGAACCCGACAAAGTCGAACACGGCGTCAGCGACACCTTGGCCCAAGCGATGGCCGAAATACGTGCAGGAAACCAAGCAAAACTTGGCTGATCCGCTCTGGCGGCTCAACAACATCTACAAGATCAAACGGCCAACGGATGGCCGTCTGATCAAATTCCAACCGCGCCCGGAGCAGCAGCGCGTCTTTGAACTGCTATTAAAGGAAAGGTGCCGAAGGTTAATTATACTCAAAGCCCGCCGCCTCGGGATGAGCACCGGCATCGATATCCTGCTGGCCGATCAGATCCTTTGGAATGCCGGAAGCCAGTGCAGCATTGTCGATCAATCCATGGCCGATGCGGAGCGCAAGCTCTCGACCATTGTCAAGGTAGCCTTGGACAATCTCCCCAAAGGTATGCGCGGGAACATCAAATTTCTGCGCGACAGCGGGAGCGTGATTGAAATCACAGTGAACGGGGATGCCGCGTCGAGCCTGTTCGCCGGCCTGCGCTCCCGCGGTGGAACGAACAACTGGTTGCACCTCTCCGAGTGGGGCGTCATCCAGGCGGATGATCCCAAGCGGTCCGAGGAAATCCTCACCGGCGCTATCCCGAGCGCGGAGCACGGCTCTATCGTAGTGGAAACGACATGGAAAGGGGGCAGGGGAGGCCACCTTTGGAATCTGGTCAAGACTGCCATGGAAACGCCCGAGGCGGAAAAGACCGAGGCCGATTGGCGCGTGGTATTCTTTCCCTGGTGGCGAGATCCCACCTACACGCTCGAAGGTCCCGCGGACACGATAAGCTCGATCAATCAACGCTACCTCGCGTCCCTCGAGGACGAGATCAAGCACAAGCTCACGCCAGGGCAGCGTCTGTGGTATGACCGGCAAGAGAAGAACCTCGGGCTATTCATCTACCGCGAATTCCCTTCGACCGTGGAAGAATGTTTCAAGGCTCCGGTGGAAGGAGCCATCTACGCGGACATGATCGACCGCCTGCGAAGCGAGGGCGCGATTGCACCGCGGCCTTACGATCACAATGCCTTGGTGCATACCAGCTGGGATCTGGGTTCGCCGGTCAACACGGTGTGCTGGTATTTCCAGATCGTGAACGAAGAGATCCGCGTCATCGATCTCGACATGAACCTGGACATGAGTCCTGTCCACCGCGTGGCCCACATGCTGGGCAAACAATACCCCTATGGCATGCACATCTTGCCTCACGATGGCATGACCACCAACACGTCCGGGCGCACCTTTGCCAACGAATTGCAGTCCGCCGGCCTCACCAACATTCGCGTAGTGCCTCGGACCAACGATATCTGGGTGGGCATCAACCGTCTCCGCCAGCTGCTGCCCCGCTTCACCTTCCGCTTGCCCCACTGCGAGTACGGCCTCGATGCCTTGGCTGCCTATCACTACAAGCCGGTCAGCGCCACGGGACTGACCAACAACGAGCCGGTGCATGATTGGTCGAGCCACCCGAGCGATGCGCTCCGCATGCTGGCCGAGGCCGAGGTGGCCGGCATGCTGCCCATGGGCGGACCGGCCCGCCGTGAGCCGGTCATCGTTCGCACCGGATTCCGCGACAACATCGTAGTGCGCCGATAGTTTTATGAAACCACCCGCCCAACTCGTCTACGAACTCTACGATGCGGACAGTCCGCGCACCTTCCAGCAGGACCTGCAACTGCATTTGCTCCACGGTTATGTCTTCTCCACCCCAGAGGAATTCCTCATGGGCCGGCCCGTCGAGAGCACCGCGGACCCGGACGATATCCGCAACCCCGCCGTGGTCTTCGACCGCGAAGATTGCGATTGCTGGTACATCTATGCCTATGCCACGCGAAACCCCACATTTGAAAATTGGGCGGGATTAGTCGAAAAAGTGTTGCGCTGGATGCCGTACGCGCTACCTCTCGCTGCATGGGAAAGGCGCAAGCATGACCGCATGTTGTTTTTTCCGATCCAGAGATTCCAACAAATCATACAACGACCATGAGATTCTACACTCGCTCACGCCTCGATCTGACGTGTCGCAATTACGGCGGCATGTTTGGTGGTGGATCGCGGCCCGCGCCACAACCGATGGCCATGCCGGCCATGCCCACGCCTCCGCCTCCTCCGCCACCGCCGCCACCTCCACCGATGCCGAAGATGCCTGCCATGCCGGCCCCGGCTCCGCTTCCTCCTCCTCCTCCGCCGCCACCGGCTCCCGCTCCTCCGCCACCGCCAGCCAGCGGTCCCAACCGCGTCGAGGCCGCCGAGGCGCAAAACAGCAACCGCATGCAGCAGCAGAAACGCCAAGGCCAAGCCAAGACGCTTCTCGCCGGCGAAACCGGCGGATACTTCAATCCGGCCACCGGACCGCGCTCGCTGCTTGGTTAAGGGTTAGTCGAAAGACATGGAACAAAAGGCTGATCTTGTCCGGCTGGGGGAGTATGTGCTCACCCGCCACCAGGACCTGCTGTCCAACCGCAAGGTGTGGGACACCATGTGGCAGGACATCGCGGACTTTTGTTTGCCCCGCAAGGCGGAGATCGTCAACAAGAAGGAATACCCGGACACGTCACGCAATGACGTGCTCTTCGATTCCACGGCGATTTACGCCAATGCGGTGCTGGCCAACGGTCAGCTGTCTTACATGTCGCCGGCGGACAGCCGGTGGTTTGTTTACGAGCCACCCGCGGCCATCAAAGACAACGACAAGGCGAAGACGTGGTTTCAGCAGTGCTCCGAGATCGTCCAGCTGAACCTGGCCAACTCCAACTTCTACTCCGAAGTCCATGAACTCTATTTTGACGATGGCACGTTTGGCACTTACGCGATGTTTTGCGAACCTGGTCGCCGTCATCCGGTCACCTTCACCACCTTCCCCTGTGGCAGCTTCTGCATCTCGGAAGATGACGAGGGCCTGGTGGATACGATCTTCCGCGAACTGAAGATGACCTGCTTGCAGGCCGCGGACAAATTCGGGGAGGAGAACCTCTCGGAGAAGATGCGGAAGCAGGTCGAGGAATACCGCAAGACCGGCAAGGGCGGCAACACGCTGCACGATTTTGTCCATGCCATCTATCCGCGCCGGCACAAGGACCGCGCTCCGGGCAAGGCAGATGGCGAGAACAAGCCGATTGCCAGCGTCTACGTGGACAAGTCGAGCAAGCACGTGGTGCGCTCGAGCGGATTTGACGAGCAGCCTTTCTTTGCCGGTCGCCACCTCAAGTGGGGCGATTCGGCCTACGGATGGTCCCCGGGTTGGATTGCTATGCCCGAGGCAAGGCAGCTGAACTTTTTGGTCAAGCAGATGGATGCCTTGGCCGAGATCAAAGCCTTCCCCAGAATTTTGATCCCGAGCACGCATGAGAACGAAGTGGATCTCCGCTCCGGTGGATTCACCTACTTCGATCCTCTCAATCCCAACGCGCTGCCCAAGGAATGGTTGACCCAGGGCGAATACCAGATCGGCCTCGAGCGCGAGAAGCGCAAGGAAGCCTCGATCCAGCGGGCGTTCCACGTGGATCTCTTCCAGATGTTTGCCATGCTCGACCAGAAGCAGATGACGGCCCGCGAAGTGGCCGAACGCGCCTCGGAAAAGCTGGTGCAATTCAGCCCGACCTTTGCCCGCAAAACGACCGAACTCTTCAACCCTCTGCTCCGCCGCGTTTTCAATCTCCACCTGCGCCAGGGCCTCTTCCCGCCGCCGCCCCCGGACGTGATCGTGCAGAACGAAACGACCGGCATCCCCGAGATCCCCGAGCCGGAAGTGACCTACACGTCCCGCGTGGCCTTGGCCATCAAGAGCCTGCACAACCTGGCCTTCATGCGGACCATGGAGCGTCTGGCCCCGATCATCCCGCTCAAACCCGAGATCCTCGACAACTATGACATGGACGCCGTGTCCCGCGACCTCGGTCGCAATGACGGGGTGCCCGCGGATTGGATCTTGGACACCGACAAGCGCGACCAGATGCGCGAGGAGCGGGCCGCGCAAATGCAGGCCATGCAGGAGCAGCAGAACATGATGGCCCAGGCGGACATGGCGGCCAAGGCCGGCTCCATCAAGAGTGACAGCATGGTAGGCCAAGCCATCCAGCAATCTCTATGACAAGTGACGCCACGCTCGAGGCCCAGAAGAAGGGCCAGCAAATCACCAACGCCTTCCACCGCGTCTTCTCGAGCGAGGACGGGCAAGCCATCTTGGAGCACCTTCGCTCCTACTTCCGCGTGGACCGGCCCGCCTTCCAGCGTTCCATGCACAACGCCTATGACCCCTTGGCCGCGGCCCTCCGCGATGGCCAACGCGAGGTGCTTCTTTTCATCCAACACAAGCTCTCCGAGCCGATGGTGGGGGATGCCGACTTTGACCAACCCAAGACCAAGATCGTGCGCTGACATTGCAGGGTGGAGAAGCAGTATCTCGCCTCGCTCATAACGAAGGAGATCGTCGGTGCAAATCCGACCCCTGCAACCTGCGCGGGATTAGTCGAAAACAAACCAATCTATGGACACATCCACAGCACCCGCCGGGGACGCCGCCATCACGCCGGCGTCCGAAACTGCACCCGTCACCAGCCTGCTCGAGGCCAGCCCGTCTTCCGAGCCATCCGCTCCCGCGGCATCCGCGGAGAAGCCGGAATGGCTCCCCGACAACTTCTGGCGCGAAGGCCAAGCCGATTACCAAGCCCTGGCCAAGAGCTACCGCGGCATGCAGGAGATCCTGGGCCGCAAGAGCCAATCGGTTCTGGTGCCTAACGAGAAAAGCAAGCCCGAGGAAATCGCGGAATTCCGCAAGGCCCTGGGCGTGCCGGAAAGCCCGGACGATTATTTGAAGAGCCTCAAGCCCGAGGCCCTGCCCGAGGGCGTGCAGTTTGACGAGGCCATGGCCAAGCAGGCCGCGCAATTGGCGCACAAGCACAACATCCCGCCCGCGGCCATGAAGGAACTGGCTGCCTTGCAAATCGGGCAAGTGCAGGCCATGGCGCAAGCCAGCGAGCAAATGGTCATCCAACAGCTGCAAGCCGGCAAAGAGCAGCTGCAAAGCGAATACGGGGACAAGTTTGGCGAGAAGCTCGACTTGGCCAAGCGGGCCGCCATCACCGCGGGCATCGATCCGACCGCCCGGGGCTTTGCTGATCCGGCCATGGTCAAGCTGGCCGTCTGGGCCGCGGAACAGATCGCGGAAGACAAGCTGGTCAGCGCCAACGCCAGCCCCATGCAAGTGGGCAAGGATCGCGCTCTGGACATCATTGCCAACCCGGAAAACCCGCTCCACCGCCGTTACCAAGAAGGTGACGAAGACGTGGTCCGCCAAGTCCGCTCCTACCTCTCACAACGATGAAACCCCAACTCTTGGTGGTGGTCAGCGACCTGCACTGTGGCAGCACGGTGGGCCTGCTCGCGCCGGATGTGCAAACGCATTACGGCAACACGGTGGGCTTTGGTTCCAACTACCACCAAGAGTGGCTGTGGGACAAATGGCAGGAGGGCATGCGGCGGGTCTTCGACTTGGCCGGCGATGATCCCTACGTGCTCTTGTGCAATGGTGATGCGACCGAGGGCATCCATCACAGGTCCCCGGAAGTGGTGGCCACCTTGATCGAAGACCATTGCCGGATGGCCGCCGCGGCCTTGAAAGGCTACGCGGAAAAAGCAGCCAAGATCTTAATCACCCGCGGCACCGAATGCCACACGCACAACGTCGAGGACTACCTGGCCAACCTTCTCGGGGCCGGCGAGGCCCGCGACCATTGGCTCTTCACCATCAACGGCACGCTCTGCAACGCGACCCATCACATGCCGGCCACCAGCCGAGCCTACCTCGAGGCCAGCGCCATGAGCATCAACTTGGGCAATGCCCGCCTCAACTGCATCCGGTCCGGTCATCCCGTGCCGAGTGTTTACCTCCGCGCCCATCGCCATTGTGGCGGTTGGTATACGGACGGGGCCGGCATGCTCGCCGTGACCGGAGGATGGCAATTCCTCACCCGCCACGGGAAGAAGGTGGTGCCGGACGCCATTCCGCGCCCCAGCGTCATCGTGCTCGATTGGCGTGGCCTGGAGGAGGGGACCCTGCCTCACGTCCACAACTTCACTTTCAACCCGCCGCCGCCGGTCATCACAAACCTATGACCGCGGAAATGATTAACGCCGCCGCGTGGAAGGCGGCCATTACTGTGCAACGTCCCGCGGACCATGTGCCCGCCGGATGGCACACCGTGCCCGAGATTGCCGAGGCCCTGGGCAAATCGGTGGACGGCATGCGGATGAGTCTGAACAAGGCGGTGAAAGCCGGACGCATTGAACGCAAGGACTTCTACATCCCCACGCCCAAGCGCGGGGTCTATTCGGTCCCGCACTACCGCCAGAAAATGGAGTAACGCCATGGCCGCCCGTGTCCCCACCATGCGCTTCAAATACGATGGGTCTTGGTGGCGCGTGAAGATCATGCGTCCGCCGGCCCGCGAGTGCCTGGAGGGCATGGCCGATTACAGCACCCGGACGGTCTACCTCGATCCCCGCGCCGTGGCCGCCAATGGCCTCGGCATCATCGTTCACGAGATTGCCCACGTGGTCCTGCCCCACGTGGCCGAGGAACCCATCCTCGAACTGGAACGCATCTGCTCCGCGGTGGCCAAGTTTACCGGCAAGCAGTGCCAGGGCCAAATCACCATCGGCCACCACAAGCCGGCATGACCACCGTCCCGCTGCTTATCTGCACGGCCTGTTATATTGCCACCTCGGTGGGATTCTACAAACAGGGCCAGATCGGAATGTCCATCGCCTTCGCCGGATACAGCCTCGGGAATATAGGCTTCCTCTACATTTGCGTTTTCGGCTCAAAATAGAAAATTCTTTTTGACCGCGTTGGTGCGCGGGATTAGTCGAAAGGTAGTACGAGAGCAGACAACTCCTTGGTGAGCCTGCCCGCGGCAAACCCAACAGGCCGGGACCTGCACTGTGCAGACAATCCGGTAGGCCGAGGGACAGAAAACCAAAAACCCGACCGACACCGCCAACGCGGGGTTAGTCGAAAAACCAAAGGAGAAACATCATGTCTGCTATTACCCAGATCCCCGAGTTTTTCACGACCGAGTTTTCCAGTAACTGGAATTTCTTGGTTCAGCAAAAACTCTCCAAGCTCCGCGAATTCGTGGTCATCGACCGCGTTCAAGGAAAAGAGAAAAAGTACAATCAGATGGCCAGCGTCAACATGACGCAGATCACTGCGCGTGCTCAAACCACCAACCTCACCGACACGGCGATGGCCCAACGCTGGCTGCGCCCCCTGCAATACGAGAAGGCTGACCTCCTCGATGAATGGGATTCCGAACTGCTGGGCGAAGTTTCGCTCCCGCAGAGCGAGTTGGTGACCAACCACGCCATGGCTTTTGCCCGCAAGTGCGACGAGATCATCCTCGCCGCCGCTGTCGGCACGGCCTCCACCGGAGCCACCGGAACGACCAACACGGTCCTTCCCGCCGGCCAGAAAATCGCCCACGACTTTGTCGAGAGCGGTTCTGCCGCGACCAGTGGCCTCACCATCGCCAAACTGCGCCAAGCCAAGTTTATCTTGGATGACGCGGACGTGGACGAGGATGACCCGCGTATCATCGCGGTCAGTCCCCGCCAATTGCAGGACCTGCTCCGCACCACCGAAGTGACCTCCGCCGACTACAATACGGTGAAGGCTCTGGTGGCCGGTCAGCTGGACACCTTCATGGGCTTCAAGTTCCGCGTGGTCAACAAGGCGTTCTTCACCCTGGCCAGCAGCCGCCGCGAAGTGGTTGCCTACGTCAAGAGTGGACTCCGCATGACCGATGCCGGACGCCGTGTCCACGTGGACATCCGCCCCGACCGCAGTCACTCGCTGCAAATCCGCACCACCGCTTCCATCGGCGCAACCCGCATGGAAGAGAAGAAAGTGGTCCAGATCAGCTGCTCCGAAGCCTAATCCGTTATGACCATCAAATTGACACAACAACGTGTTGATCGTGGTCGCACGGAGTCGTTGTCCGATGTGCTCGGCGGGAACATGTCCACCATTGTGACGTTTTCCGCGGCACAGCTGGCGGCCTTGAACACCTACCTGGCCAAAATCCGGGAAGGTGCCACCACCACCACGGTGGAAACCGCGATCAACGCGCTCGAATAGCGATGGACCAGTAGCTCACAACCGCTGGCAGACCGGCTCCAATAGTCTGCCCCCCTTTCTTTTATGGCCGCCTCCGAAACCGATATTGTCAATGATGCCCTGGGTCGCCTCGGCATTAGTCCGGTCATGGCCTTGACTGATTCGACCAAGCAGGCCCAGTTTGCCAACCGCTTTTACGAATCGACCCGCGACGAGGTCTTGGCCAGCCACCCTTGGAACTTTGCCAGCAAACGCGCCGTGCTGGCCCAGCTGGCCACGCCGCCGGATTTTGAGTGGCTCTACGCTTACCAGCTGCCCACCGACAACCTGCGCCTCTTGCAATTGAACGGCTACGATCTGGGCAAGGTGCGCGACCCTTGGCACATCGAGGGCAATCGCCTGCTGACCGATGCCGAGAAGGCCGAGGTGCGCTACATCGCCCGCGTGACCGACACCACCTTCTACCCCGCGCTCTTTAGCGAGGCCCTCTCGCTCAAGCTGGCGGCCAAGCTATGCGCCCCGTTGACCGGACGCTTCGACCAGCCCACCGCGCTCATGCAGGAGTATGACAAGGTGACCGGACCCAAGGCCCGCCTCTCCGATGTTTTCCAGCAACGCGACAAACGCCGCATGGCCTGGGTGGACAGCGACCTGGTCAAAAGCCGCGTGAGCGGGGGATTCTAAAATGCCCGTCTCGGCCCTCATCAATTCGTTCAACGCCGGCGAATTGTCCCCCTACATGGGGGCGCGGAGTGACGTGGAGAAATACCGCAACGGCTGTTCGACCCTCGAGAATTTCATCATCCTGCCCTACGGCGGGGTCATCCGCCGCCCCGGGACAGAATACCTGGGCAGTCCCAAATTCGACAACCGCCGGTGCCGGCTGATCGGGTTCAACTTTTCCACCACCACGCGCTTTGTCATCGAGATGGGGCACCAATACCTACGCTTTTGGTCCAATGGCGTGCAGGTCCTTTCCGGCGGCAATCCGGTCGAAGTGGCCAGCCCTTACCTCGAAAGCCAGCTGCGCGAAGTGCAGTTTGTCCAGATCAACGACATCATGTACCTCGTCCACCCGGACGTGGCCCCGCACAAGCTCTCCCGCTTGGCGGACACCAACTGGACCTTGACCGAGGTGGCGTGGGATTGGCCGGCGCTGCTCGATGAGAATCTGACCGACACCACGCTGGCATGTAGCCACCTCACGGGAAACGGTCGCACGCTGACCGCGTCCACCGGAATCTTCAACGCCGGCCACGTGGGCAGCTACTACCAGCTTGGCCACGCGCTCGAGGCCGTTTTCACCGAGCGCAATATCGACGGCAACGCCAACAGCACCAACCTCAACGTCTTTGGCGATTGGGAATTTTCCACCTCGGGCGTCTGGTCCGCCATCATCAACATCGAACAAAGCGAAGACAACGGGGCCACCTGGCAGGTCATCCGATCCTACAAAGGCTCCGCCGAGCGGAACATCACGGCCAGCGGCAAGACCGAACGCGAGGTGCTTCTGCGCTTGGCCATTTCCAACTACGTAACCGGATCAGCTTGGGCGACCAACACCAACTACGCGCTCGATACCGTGGTGACCTACGAGAACAACGTCTACAAGTGCGTGCTGGGACATAATTCCACCGCGCCCGCTTGGAGCGAATTTGCCGGCAACTACGCGCTCGACGCCTTGGTCACGTGGAACACGCGCACCTACAAATGCACCAAGGCGCACAACAACACCACGACCAATTGGGATTGGAAAAACAAAACCTACGCGGTTGGAAACTTGGTCAAATACAATGAGCGAACCTATAAGTGCGTGAAGGCGCATAATTCCAACGTGGTGACTTATCCTTACGGCGCGACAACTACCATCAATAACCAATACGAAGCGGACGAAAAGATTTACAAGGTCAACGAGAGTTATCTGGCCGTTTCCGGTTGGATAGATGGGGCAAAAGAAGCGAACCAAATTCGCCAATCCGCCGAGGCATATTACCGCGTTGTCATTGCCAACTCGGACAATATAACGAACAGCATTGCCGGAAATAAAATCCAACTTCTTTCAACTCCTGCTTACAGCTTGGAAACAGCGGTAAAAGCCGATCACGAAATGGGCAAAGTGGAGTTGATGGACTATTCCCCCGACAACCCCGAATATTGGGAGTTGCAGAATTTCCGCCCGAGCAATTTTGAATACTGGGAGCCGGTCGATTTCACGCCGGCCAACAACAAATACTGGACCCCGATCAACTACGGCACGCGCATTGCCCGCCTCGAGGCCGCGGATTCTCGCGTCTACGGCATTGTCAAAGTCACCGGATTTACCAGCGCGACCCAGGTCACGGTCAACGTGATCAACCCCGTGGCCAAGACCACCGCGACCAAGATCTGGAGCGAGGGCGCATGGAGCACCAGCCAAGGATTCCCGCGCACCGTAACCCTGCACCAAGGTCGCATCTACTACGGCGGCACCGAGCGCCGGCCTCTCTCGATCTGGGGCAGCGTGGTGGATGATTTCCAGAATTTGCGTTTGACCACCAACAATGACGGCGGTCTTTTCCTCACCCTCTCGGCCAAGGAAGCCAACCGCCTCATGTGGATGGAAAGCCAGGACAAGCTGCTCATCGGCACCAGTGGCAACGAATGGACCCTCGGGGCCTCGACCGACGAGGGGATCACCCCGAGCAATGTCACGGCCCAAAAGCAATCTTCCTACGGATCAAAGTATCTGCCCGCGGCCACGATCAATGACGTGCTGCTCTTCGTGCAGCGCCAAGGCCGCAAGGTGCGCGAACTGGTCTACGTGCTCGACAAGGACGGATGGGTGGCCCCGGATCTGACCGTCTTGGCCGAACACGTCACTTCCGGTGAAATTGTCGAGCGGTCCTACCAGCAGCAGACGGACGCCATTTACTGGGCGGTCAAGGGCAATGGCCAGCTGATCGGCATGACCTACGAGCGCGACCAGAATGTGGTGGGATGGCACCGGCATACAACTGACGGGCAATTTGAGTCAGTGGCCACGATCTACGGCCTCAACGGCACCGACGAGGTCTGGCTCTCGGTCCAGCGCACCGTGGGCGGCCAGACCAAACGCTTCATCGAACGCTTCTACACCCAGAGCCGGGAAACCTTCGAGGCCGCGGACAAGGCCAACTGGTGGTACCTCGATTGCGCTGTTCGCTATTCGGGAACGGCGAACGCCACCATGTCCGGCCTCTCGCACCTCAACGGGCGCACCGTGGACGTGCTGGCCAACGGATCGGTGGAAACCCCGAAGACCGTGTCCGGCGGCCAGATCACTTTGGACAAGGCCCGCACCACCGTGCTGGCCGGCCTGCCCTTCACCTCGACGCTCCAGCCGATGACCATTGACATCAACAACATGGCGGACGGCACCAGCCGCGGACGCTTCAAGCGCATCCACCGGATGGTCTTGGCCCTGCAAAAGAGCCTCGGGGGCGAAGTGTCCACCGACCAAGGCCAGACTTGGCAATACCTCTACAACCGCGACTTCCCCGACCCGATGGACGCCTCGCCGCCGGTCTTCACCGGCGACACCGAGGTGGTCACCGCGTCCGACCATGACCGCAACCTCCAAGTCATGGTGCGACAAAACCAGCCACTTCCGCTCACCGTGCTGGCCTTGGTGGCCAAGATCGATTTTTATGGTGACTGATTTTCGACTAACCCGATGAGCAAGCACCTCTACCAACTGCGTTTTTATGACCCGGAGAATGACTATGCCATGATCTCCGATTGGTTCGCTGTCCACGGCGCGAAGTGTCCGCCCGAGCAAATCCTGCCCAAGCTGGGCGTGGTCTGCACGATGGACCAGGAGCCGGTGGCCGCGCTCTGGCTCTACATGGACAACAGCGTGGGCGTCTGCTGGGCCGAGTATCCGGTGACCCGTCCGAAGTTGAAGCTCTCGCAAAGCCGCGATGCGCTGGAAAACCTTTTCACCTACATGCGCCGGTTCGCCGCGAGCAACGCTTACCCGATCATGCGCGTGACCACCATTGCGCCCATCGCCCGCTACCTCGAGCGTTTCGGATTTAAGACCGAAATGAGCGACCTGGTCAGCATGGTGGGCATTACCATCGAACCGGAGGAAACCCATGGGAACCGGGGCTGAAGTCATCGCCATCGCTGCGATTGTTGGGTCTGTGGCTTCCACGGGCGTGGCCATGTATGGCCAGATGCAGCAAGCGCAAGCCGCCGCGCAAATGGCGGCCTACAATCAGAATCTGCAAATGCAGGCGGCCCAGATCGCCGCCAACAACGCCATGGTGCAGAACCAGCTGATGAGCCAGCAGAATGCCTTGGCCCAGCAGCAGGCTTTGGCCTCGCAAAATGCGATAGCCAAAAACATGCAGATGAGCCAGCGGATGAACCTGCTCAACCAGCGCAACCTGCAATCGCGCTCCGACTCACAGATCATGGCGATGCAAAACAATGCGCTGATCGCCCAGCGCAACGCCGCATCGCAAGACCAAGAGGCCAACCTGGTCGAGGCCCAAGCCCGCGAACGCGCCCGCCGCCAACGCGAGCAGAACGAGAAAGTTATGTCCGCCCTCCGCGGCAGGCAGGGCAAGAGCGCCGTCACCTTCGAGGGCAGCCCGCTCATGGTCATGGCCGAAACCGCCGGCCTCATGGAACTGGGCGTGGCCGATGCCTTCTACGAGGCCGGACTGCAAAGCCAAGCCCTCCGCACCAAAGCCGATGCCGGACGCTATGGCAGTGCCTTGGAGCTATGGCAAACCCGCTTTGTCGGACAGGACGCCATGATGGATGGGCAAGTCATGGACCTCAAAGCCCAAGCCGAACTTTCCAACCTCAACCTCGAACGTCAGTCCGCGCAATACGAACTGGCCGCCGCTCAATACCAAGGCAGTGCCTTGGTGCGTCAGCGCGGCCTCATCAACGATCAGCTGACCTATGACATGAACGCGGCCCGCGGCACCTACATGCAGGGGATGAACCAAAGCCAAGCCTACCAGATCGGGGCCTACGGCACGCTGTTCAGTGGTTTGAGCCAAGCCGGCGGCCTGTATTCGGGTTACCGCCGTGACGTGAAATCGGGAGCATTCGCATAGCCATGGCCGTCCCCGTCAACCAGATTCCCAACGCGCCCAACGCGGTGCCCGGATCGGCCCCGTTGCCCAACACGCCGATCCCCGGGTCCGCTCGCGCCTATTCCGCGCCGGTCCTCAACGCGCCGAACTTCAGCCGCGGCAACGCTATCCTTTCGCAGACGGCCCAGCTGCTCGACGCGCCCACGCCCCAGCCGGTCGAATTTATCGACTACGCTTCCCGCGCTTGGGCGGATTTCGGGGCCACCGGAGCCAAGGTGGCCAGCAACCTCATGGACCTGTCCATGCAGATGCAGCGGTCCCGCGACGAGGGCAACTTGGCCAAGATCGACAACACGCTGGCCCAGAGCTACGGCGACTTCCTCACGTGGAGCCAGGACAAGCAGGCCGACCAGCTGCTGCCCGAATGGGAGAAGCGCAAGGCCGCGGCCATGAAACAATTTGATGCCCTGCCATTTTCCGAAACCGGCAAGGCCAAGGCCCAAGTGCTGATCGACAACAAGACGATCAACTACACGGTGGACGTTTCCACCACGGCCCGCAAACGCCAGATCCAAAACGCGGACCGCGAAATGGAAGCCGCGCAAAAACGCGCCGAGATGATGGGCGACTTTGAAAGCTCCGCCGGATGGCTGGCCAAGCGCAAAGCCGCGGGACATATCGACAGCGGCACCGAGCAGCAAGGACTGCTTGAACTCGACAAAAAGCAGCAACTGTCTGGAGTGCAGCAGCGCATTGCCCTCGACCCCTTTGCCGCCGAAGAACACTTCAACGCCGTGCTCACCGAGGGTGGGGGCAAGTCCAAGGAATACGATCTGCTCGATGCGTACGCTTTCATGCAGGCCCGCGACAATGCCCGTGGTCAGCGCATGCAATTGCAAAGGCAAGCCATCACCCAGATCAGCGACCTCTCGCTCAAGAATCCCCAAGGCATCAACGACGAGCAGATCCGCCAGCTTGGCGAGCAAGCCCGCATCCCGCAGGAAAACGTCGAGGCCCTCATCAACAACTGGAAGGTGGCCTATGACAACACGCCGGAAGGGCAGGCCCAGTTTGTGCAAAAGCAGAACGACCTCTTCTTCCGCGTCCGCCAATTCCAGCCCGAGATCGACAACGCCACCGGGGAACTGACCGAAAAGTCATTCGGGGAATACATGGCCTTGGACGCCTCGGTCCGCGCCAACATGCCCGCCGGTTACATCGAACGCTTCACCGCGCCCATCGAACGCCGCATCGCAGAGGCCCGCAAAAAGAACGAGGGCAAGCTCGACAGCGCCCAGGTCATCATGCGCCAAACGCTGACCCAGCAAGTTAACCTGCTGCGAAAAAGCACCAAGGTTCTCGGAGATGACGGCGGGGTAGACCGTGAAGGCAAGCCTTTGAATTACCCGAAGTTTCTCGCCGTGGAGCAGAAGCAGGCGGAACTACTCGACGCCGTGGAAGGGATCTTTGATCGCAACCCGAGCATCACCTCGGACGAGGCATTTAAGCAATTCCAAGACCTTTTCAACAACGGCGGATTCAGTGACAAGGCCGCACAGGAATTCTTCCGCGGACCGGACAACCGTTCGTTTCTTGAAAAGCTGGGCGATTGGTTTGGTGCCGCGGTCAACCCGACCGCCAACAACCCCAACGTGATGACCGCCGGCTTGTCCTGGGGAAGCTCGTCGCTCACCGATGGCCTCGAGGCCGATGCTCCGCTTCCGCCGGTGGCCGGTGCGCCTTCCGCGCCCGCGGGATTTAATCTTGCGGCCATGCCCGCGGACAAGCAGCCCGTGGCCCAGCGCATAGCCGAGATGGCCGGCCAATCCGGGCTGGGGGACTACGTGCCCCACCTCATGCTGCTGGTTGAGCAGGAGAGCAACTTCAACCCCAACACCGCAGCCAAGACTTCCTCGGCCCGCGGCCTCTTCCAGCTGCTCGACGGGGACCGCAAACGCTACGGCGGGGACAACAGCGTGGAGGGCCAGATCCGCGCCGGCTTGGCCAAGACCAAGACCAATATCCAAGCCGCCCGCCGCGCCCTCGGACGCGACCCCGACCCCATCGAACTTTATGTCATCCACTACCAAGGTATCGGGGCCGGTCCCGCCATCCTCAAAATCCCGGACGCGGACTTCCGCTCTACGCTCGACCGCACCGGCGGCAAGGGACACGCCAGCCGCGTGATGCGGGCCAACAAATGGCTCTCCGACATCAAGACCAACCAGGACTTCATCGATTGGGTGCGCGAGCGTTTGTCTCGTAAATCCGCGGTCCTCGCCATGGCCCAAGCATGACGCCCAACGAAGGACAACAGCTGGCCATCGAAAGCCGGGACCGCGAACTTCCCGACAATCACTGGAACCGCGTCTATACCGACCCCGACTATTTCGGGGAGTTTGCCAAGCGTCCGGCCATCCAGACCGGCGCGTCCCTCTCGCCTTTCCCCGAATCGTACGCCAAGCGGCAGGCCAACATTGCCTACTTGTCGAGCAGCCTCGAGATCCCCGCGGAGGAAATGCCCGCCATCTACGAGGCCAAGAAAAACGAGATCGGCAAGACCGCGCTGCAAACGCCCACGCTCTCCGACGAGGGCCTCTTCAACTATTTCAAGAAGCAGTTTGACCGCGAGAACGAGGTCAACACCGCGGCGGATGGCATCTACCAAGAGGTGCAGAAATCGGTCTTCCAGGGCCTTTTCGATTCCCAAGCCGGCACCGACATCACCGGCCAGCCTGCCTACCGCCCGCTCCTCGAGCAAAAGCTCACCGAGGCCGGCGAACTCCTCTCCGATGAGGACCGGCTCCGTATCCGGGAGAACGCGGACAAGATGGCGGACAACCTCCGCCGCGCCAATGATTCCATCGGGGACGAGGCACGCTGGCTCTTCGACATCGTCAGCAAGCAGACCGGACGCGGGCAGGAATACGAACTGGCCGGCGAGCAACCCAACCCCGCCGGCACGGTGGGCGGTCTGGGTCCGGTGATGAATCTGGCGGTCAAGCAACCCGAGGCCGCCCCCGCGGGCGAGGTCGATCTGAACGACCCCGAGATGGTCAACTTCCAGATGGAGCAGGTCCTCGAGAAGTTTGCGGACATGCCGACCGAGCGCCGGCAATCGATCTACCTTCTGGCTGGGGCCTTTGCCGAACTCAACCAAGTGGACAAGGGCATCTTCTACCAAGCCGCGGAAACCCTGGGCCGCTTCCTTACCCGCGAGATGGGCGAGCGCATCAGCCGCAACTTCACCGAGGAATCCATCCGCGGCCAGCAGCGTCTACTGCAAGGCGACCTCCCGCTCTACGAGGCGACCAACCTCGACGGGAGCAAAGGCTTGAGCCAAGCGCCCACGTCCGGCCAAGCCCCGATCACCGCGGAGCAGCGCGAGAAGCTCAAGGCGGACGCCGCCCGCAAACTGAAGATCCTCCAGATCAAGCGCGAACTGGTTAACCTGGCCGATACCCAGATCGACCCGATCAAGGTGGTCACCGATTGGCCTACGTGGGAGCAGGGCTTCTACGGCTTTGTCGGATCGATCCCTTACGCCGGCATCGCCGCCATCCCCTTTGTCGGATTCCCCGCCATCACCGCGTCCTTCTTTGGGCAATACAAAGATGACCTCCTCCTCGAATACCCCGACATGGACCCCGACCAGGCGGCAGCCATTTCCGCCTTGGCCGCCCCCATGGCCGCCGGCCTCGAGCTAATCCAAGCCAACTTGGTCATGGGCCGATTTGTGTCCCTCGACCGCGCCATCAAATTTTTCCTCAAGCCCTCGCGCAATCCCATGACGCGAATCATCGCCCGCGGCACCGCCACCTTTGGCTTGGAAACCGGCATCGAACTGTCCCAGAACCGCGTCCTGCCCATCCTGCAAACCCTCGGGGCCGCCTTGAGCGATGACATACCGGACTACGATTGGCGCAAAGACATCGAAGCATTTGACGAGGAACTGGGCGTCACCGCGGTGACCATGCTGCTCTTCACTCTCACCGGCCTGCCCTTTATCACCTCGCAGGAGATCGGGCGCAACGCGGCCTACCTCCAAGATAAGAAGATGCTGAAGTATTTTGGCATGAGCGAGGAGCAGGCTGACCGCGTCTCGACCGCGCTGACCAAGAAGGAGCGCGTGGCCGCGTTCAAGGAAGCCGAGGCCGCCCGCGACCCCGCCCTCATCGAGGCCGGACGCCGCCAGCTTTTCGTGGACACCATGGCCCAGC